TACCTAACAATTGGAATGAGTGATGAATGTCACTACATCTTTCCAGTTGACGCAACAGCAGTTCAAGACTGCTACCACTTACCTCAAAGCTACCGTGGTTGTCCAACCCGGTGGCAGGCAACACCCGCACGCCGTGCTCGCTATCGAAAGAAAGCTTGCAGAGGCTCAGGCCTACGCGCTGGTCGCGCCAAACCAAGGGTTCGTGGCTGACATTGGTGGCAATCCTGCAAGACACTTCTTTGCAGGCCGCCGTGTCTGGTGTCTCTGCCCTATTCTTGACCCCATGGACGAACTCAGAGAGAATTCTCGAGCTCAGTTTCCGCTCCACTGCAATCACGCAGCGCCGAACTGTCCGCATTTGGGGATGGCAGAAAGTGCACTCTTTGTACACTCTATCTACTACCTAACTCCACAACAAGTTCTTGCTACTCTACTGGCTACTCGAACACACTCTGGCGCTTCGTGCCATTACCAGTTTGACGAACCACGTGGGTCTCATGCAGGAGGGGAAGGTCAGTGGAAGATCGATGGAAAAACTGTGCTCTACACCGTGAGTGGTGGGAAGACCTACTCGCACTCAACTTGTGACTGGCTACGTCACGGATATTATGAAGATTCTCAAGGGGCAATGGCCTGGGACACGCAAGGGATGGTTGGTGAATGCCGTCTAGTGCAGTTCCGAGTCGTGCAACGCTACCCAGGATGGAAATCGCCTGCTCCGGTGAGCCTCCTGTCTTCATTAAAAGATCCTAACTACTATGGCGAAGTGGTAGTGTATGGCGCAGCACAAGACCAGATTACGTTCTGGGCAAGGATGGCTGAAGTTAAAATACCCACCTCATTGGTGGTCAGCCTTGGGAAATTCTTGTCATTCGACTCGAAGGAAATTAGTATGGTTGTCGCTAAAGCCTTCGTCGACGAGTGCGCTTTGCATATTGCAGGGCGAGCTCGCAATTCGGACACTCTTGGTGAGCTCACAAATTGGGCTCGTAAACGAGTAACCTCGTACCATGTCCCAATTGACGAGCAAGCTGGTGCCGTAGTCGCAGCCAGCGTGCTAGCATTTGTGAAGAATATGGACTTGGAAGTTAGTCTGTATGGAGGTCTTAGCTTTGTTAAGAGTATGTCATTGTTTGGATCGCTTAGTGATCGCCATGAGGCTGCTAGAACCCTCAAAACTGAGCGCATTCCTACTAAATGGGTAGCAACCGGCTTGCTGCTCTTAGTTTTGACTACTCGGAGGAGAGCTCCAGCTGCTTCGATGTTCGGCAGTTGGCCTTTTATCAGGCGCCTATGGGAGTGGCGTGAGTGGATTGCTCTAGTTGGTTTGTTTTGGGTGTGGTTGCCCAAACCAGATCTTTCTGTGTATGCTGATTACATCTATCGTTATATCAGCTATAATCGCAGGAACAATACCACTCAGCCTACCCCCTCGCTTCCTTCAGTTCCTGGAGAAGATCATGATCTCAAGCAGTTATCTCACCCGCGCGACAGAGTTACTGCTCTCCAAGGAATCGAATCGAAACGGCGTCCTGACGCTCTAGTACCGGCGGGCATCCAGTTCGCTGGAGCTACCCCAAGTGCTAACACAGCAGACTCTGAAACCGAGCTCAAAGGAATAGTAGGAAGAATAATGGACTATCCTGATGCCGACGAGAAGAGCGTGCTGGCGTTTAGCGACTGGGTCAAGGAACACTTCGATGATTTGTTCCCTCATCGTGGATGGTTATCGCGAGATCGCACTAAACCTTTTATCAAGTCGACGGAATACCAGTTCTGGCGTTCCCGCTTTCGTGGCGCAAGCGCTACCTTGATTGATAAGGCATACGATACGTTGATCACTTTCCCAATTGATCCAGTTCAGCTCCATTTAAGCAACAAGAAGGCTTTCGTCAAGATTGAGAAATCAAACCCAGTCTACAGCGATAACGTTGGAAATCCCTCGCTCAAGGATCCACGTATCATACAAGATATGGATAAGATTATTCTCATTGGCGTCGGGCCATGGATGCACTCTCTCTACCACCACATTTCTATGTGTTGGAACGCCAACCACTTCATTTATGCCATGGCGGGGCGTACGAATGAGGAGGTTGGGGATCTCGTGTACCGCATTAAGCAAACCAGTACTGATCTTCATTATGGGTCTGGTGACGTTAGCCGGATGGATGCTAGCGTGTCTCACCTTATCGACCTTGAACATTGGATCTATGCTAAGTTTGGAGCAGACAAGACCTCGGCTTTTCCCTTTGCCAAGGTCCCTGGTCAACACACGGTGTACGATATCCTACGCATCAACTTGCCCACCAAGGGTTACAGCAGACATGGAATCAAGTACTACAAGTCTCAGCCTGATCGACATTCCGGTGAACCTCAAACGTTTATCGGCAATACAGTTCTTGCTGGCCTTGCTGCAGCTAAATCTGTCTGTGAGAAACTCGGGTGCGAGCCTTGGATGCTACGGGCTCTTTCAATGAGCAGAGCGGCGGCGTGGTTGGAGGGTTCGGTACGCCCTCTCCACCCTTTGATTTCAGGCTATCCAGGCAGGTTGGAATACGCCTTGAATCATCTTCCTTCCTGGCCTCGGTTCAGTAAGGACCAGTGTCTTCCAATCGCTCCACATGACCCTCACCGCGAGGAGATCACATGCTTGGAAAAGGCGGGTAGGGTCGAGCCGGCAACTTTTGACTATCTCTCTGGCATCAACTGGAATCCCCAGTCTACAGTCGGAGATCTTATTCGTGAGTATCTCGGTCCGATTTACTGCCGCTTTGCCAGCGCGATGGAAAGAACTGGCTTCACGGGTACACTACTTGAGTCAATGGTGGCCCGCTCGGATGCGCCTCCTGGAATGGACGGCCTCCCTCCTGTTGGCTACGGCAAGTCCGGCATAGTGGTAATTCTGGTAGGTGGTGATGACATTCTAACCTTATCAGAATTGGGACCACTTCCAATGGAGGGTGAGCTGATTGGCGGAGGGCATAGTACTGGCTTTGCTAGTCTTGGGATGAAGTTCAAGGTGGAATGGTCGAACTCCATTTACAAGGCCGAGCTATACTCATGCCTATTCTGGCCTACAGTCCTTCGCAAACCCAGGTTTGGATATTCGAGAGAGGAAAACAACTATGACACGCAGGAGTTCAGCGATATCGTGCTCGGAGATTGGTCTCACCCCAATGTTAACAAACAGTATTCATTGGGCGAGGAGAAATACTCTGGCGCGGTGTGGCGCGAAACTCTCGTCTTAGGGCCAAAACCAGGCCGTCAGTTAGTTCGTCTCCCTTGGAGCACTAGTCCCGATGAGCTGAAGGAGGGAAAACGTTCGGTGTCCATGATGCAGCTACGCGGCATCGCTCTTGGACTCAAGAACATCGTGAGCCACATACCGTTCCTCAAAGAGTATATTGATGAGATCCTGTTTCGTACGGCCAATATGGCTAGAGAAGCCAAAGAGGGTGAAGTCGCAATAGTGCGCAGTAACATTGAGGAAGAATGGAAACTGCAGACCCGCGAATCTCACTCCACTTACGTCGAAACTTGGACAATGCTCTTGGAACGCTATGGTCTCGAGAGATCCGATGTGGAAGCTTTCAAGTGTGCCATCTCCAAGGTGCCTATGAACCACACCCTGAATTCCGCCATTGTTGCCCGTCTAGTTGAAGTAGACTGTGCTAGCACTTTACGCGTAGTTCAGGTCAACTTCTGGCGCGATGTCATCGCAGCGCCGTTGATTGAAGAACTCTTGAAACATACTTGGTTTGGGCACCTCGTGACTGCCTATGTCATCGCTGCTGAGTGGATTGCTAGCTTTGAGCACATGGGACCACTGTCTTACTTACCAACGGCAGTGTTCCATTATGCTTGTTACAAGCTGCCTTTCACCACAGCATGGTTATTACATCTAGCGAACAATCTCTTAGTGTTTGCTGGAACAATTGACCAAGGCTATGTCCGGGAACCGTTCACTGAACGATATGAACGGGTTGGCTTCCCAGCTGGTGCTGTGCGCGTTAGACCTCAGTGGATTCGACTGATGCGCCTCCTAGGTACTTGGCTCAGACGGCCGTTCTAACGGCCAAAATCGCGCGAACCCTTGAAATAGGAGTTGGCAGCCCCGCGCATTAGGTGCCCTGGTGGAAAAATACTCATCTTGGCATGATTGTCAACGCTCTCAAGTCAGTTGCAGAGAAGAAAATCTCTAGCAAGCTACGCAAGAAAGCAAAACGGACAGGCATTGCTAAAACCATCTCAGGCGGTCTCAAGGACCTCTCTAAGTACCTTTCTGAAGGACATGGCCTCGGCGGAAACATTCTCGACGTGCCCGTCGAGCTCGCCCGCGGTCTTCTCTCTGCTGCTACTGGCGGTATCTTGGTTGATACTGCTACCACTCGCGCTGTTGAGGAGAATCCAGGTCCTCCAAAAGGAAAAGGAAAGAAGAAACCTAAGAAGAAGGCTCAAACAAAACCAGGTAAAACGCGCAGCGAAGGAAAAGCTGTTGCTACTGGTGGTGTGTCATCCCGCATCAAGCATGTCCCCGCTTATGTCAAATCTAGCACGCGCAGCACATTAACTCTTGCTGGCGTGTCGTATCTAGGTATGTCTGAGCAGAAGGACACGCAAGTTGCTGGTACTCGACTCGCCATGATCCCTATTCACCCCGATGGAATGTTGGCCTCATCTCGCTTGGCCATCTTTTCAAAAGGGTTTGAGACATTTCTGTTTCTTGTGGCTAGGGTCCATCGCACTTCCTCAGCTCCTGCTACCGAACATGGGTCGATTTCTGATTATTTCGACCTCGACGCCGGCGACAAGGAGCTTCCGGAAACTGCCGATCCTGCCTTTCTCAAAGCAGAAGCCTTTGAACACGGTGGTGGTATGACCAAATCTTGGGAGGGCAGCTCCCTCACTATGCCAAAACAGCATCAACAAAAGGAGTACTTTGTGGATGACGGGAATTCTGATCCTCGTCTCACTCTACAAGGTCGCTATTATAGCGCAGTGGCCACTCCACTGGCTTCTGGTGCTGGTTCAGTCTTCCACGACTATTGGCTTGAGTGGGAGGTTGTGTTCAAAATTCCGCAGCTCGACGTGAAAATGGACACGCTTTCGTCTGGTGGTTGGGCATTCCAATGCTACAACACAGCCGGAACTGCCACAGTCCCAGTGTTCAACGCAACCAATTTCACGGGGAGCACATCAGCTTACAGTGGCATGAAACCTGGATTCGGTATCGCATACAACGGATCCGGTTCATTTCTCTACTGTAAGTCTGGTACAACTTTCCCCGCTGCTTTCACTGTCGCAACAGAAGCGAATCAAGCAGTATTGGTTGGGCTGGCCACTCTTCACCATGCCAATCTCTCGCTGGTTACCGACCTCATCTCAAGCGGTACCAACCAGATCAATGGCGTGGCTTTTTCGGTCTTTGTCTGGAACGGTGCCACTTCTACTACATCGTTCACTGCTGCTAGCACTTGGAATGGCCATGGTTGGGAAATAGAGTCATCCCCGACTTCACTGTCGATTAACTGGTACCTCGGTTGGACTGCCTCTACCCTAACCACTCCTACAGCCTTCAAGTGCTACATCAATCCTTTGTCTCTAGTGCAGCTTTCAGCTTATTCGCGTTTTCGGTCAAGGTTCTCAGGAACTAAACCATTGTCCGAACCGGAACCATCTCGACGCGCTGAGGCTAAGGAGAGCAAAGAAGACTATCATCTAGTCAAGAAGAGCTCTACTAAAGGCTCCGTTTAGTAGATCCACCAGTTTAGCAGGTCCCCTTAACCCACCTGCTAGGAGCATTACAACAAACAATAAATCTGTCTGTCGCAAGACGGACAAGGGG